GACAAAATGCGATTAAAAGCACTGTTAACGCAAAAATACAAGGGGCATTAGCAGAATTTAACGACTTAGACGGCGATTCTATATACCAGAAATTGGGCATGCTAGAGAGCGTTATAGGCTGCTTAAATCAGAGATCTAATTCAGGCCGTGAAAATGGATTAACTCATATCAAGGAAATCGGCAGAGATTGGCTTGAGCAGTTAAAAGAAAGACAAGCGGATCCAGATAAATTCCAAGGATTATCTACCGGAATAGAATCAATTGATGCTGTTCTTGGTGTCAAGCTGCTGCGCAGAGGCTCGCTTGTCGGTGTCGGAGCAAGGCCAAAGATGGGAAAGACGGCATTTCTTGGAAAACTGGCAAGTTGTAACGCAATGGAAAGTGGCAATACTGTAGCAATTTTCTCTCTTGAAATGCCGAACTTTCAAATGTACGAGCGATTTTTGTCAGCTGAAACAAGGATAAGCAGCGATGCATATTACGGAAATGAAATATCAGGGCATACATACCAGGTTACTAGCGAAGCGATAGGAAAATTCAACAAGTCAAAAATGTTTCTTGATGACTCAACCGGAGTAACAATCCAGCACATTAAAAAAGAATGCAGAAAATTAGCAAAGCAAGGCCCTATTGATATTGTGGCCGTGGACTACTTGACGCTGATGACGCCAGGAAAGGCAGATCGCAATGATTTAGCGTTTGGCGACATAACAAAAGAGCTTAAATTTTTAGCAAAAGAACTTGATTGTGTTGTCGTACTGCTTACTCAATTAAACCGCAACTTAGAGCAGAGAGCAGACAAACGCCCTATGCCCGCTGATTCACGCGATACAGGGCAGATTGAGCAAGACGTTGATTACTGGATCGGACTTTACAGAGAAGCCGTTTACGATGAATCTATATCAAAAGACATGGCCGGAATGACCGAGGCTATAGTGCGCCTCAATAGACACGGAGGTGTTGGCACTGGATATATGAACCTAGTGCACGGAAACTTTGAAAACGCCGCACCGTTTAGTTTTGACGCTGTTAAACCATATAAAAAAGGCGATGATAAAAACAATGGGTTTTAAATAAGTGTTATTTCGCATTTAAATTAATTTAACTAAAACAACAAGGATCTTAAAATGAAAAGTGCACCAGAAAAATTATTAGGACTGGCAAAGCGTCACGCAGAAATATCCAAAGAGATTAGCGATCTTAAATGCAAGAGAGGAATAAACCTGGTTTCCTGCCTAAAAACTGACAATGAAGATTTTGAATTGATCCGGGATTTTGGAGATAGCTGTTTGATAGTAGCGTACAAATCAGTCAAAGAAGAGCGTGAAAATTCCGCGGGTTATAACTTTGGCAACGCTAGTTTTGATCACGCGCTATTAGAGCACGGTTGCATTAACTGCCGAAACGCTTACGAACAAAAGAAAAAAATAGGCTCTTTAAAGCAAGAGCGCGGGCGAATTCATTCGGCAATAACAAACATAGGAAAAACTTTACTTTAACTATAAATCTGTGACTCGCATCACAGTAAATAAATATTGAATAGATACAATTGGGTTTTAACGGAGGAATTATGAAATACATGGGAAGCAAGGCGCGCATAGCAAAACACATTTTGCCAATTATATTAAAAGACAGAAAACCCAGCCAGTGGTATGTGGAGCCGTTTGTGGGTGGCGCCAACATGATCGATAAAGTTGATGGCAATCGCATAGGAGCCGATAGTAATTATTGGCTCGTTAAAGCACTGCAGTATATTCGAGACGAGCAAAACATACCCAAATCTAACATGGGGTTTACTGAGCGTGACTATAGAGACGCTGCAGACCACGCGCGCGGAAACAGTGAGTGTGATTTTGCAGATGGACTGATTGGATACGCACTGTTCGCGTTTTCATTCGGAGCTAAATTTATTGGAGGGTGGTCGAGAGGTAGGCTCGAAAACGGAGAGTCAAGAGACTATGTGCGAGAACAATACGGCGCAGCTATCAAACAAAAGCCACTGCTAAAAAATGTTGAGCTAGTGCACTCTACATATCAAGATCTAAAAATACCAGATCGGAGCATTATATATTGTGATCCTCCGTACGCCGGAGTTACAAAATATAAAGATGATTTTAATCATGATAAGTTTTGGCAATGGGTGCGTGACAAAACAAACGAAGGGCATCAGGTATTTGTTAGTGAATACAATGCGCCAGATGACTTTAAATGCGTGTGGGAGCGTGAATTGCCTGTAACAGTTGCAAAAAGCGGAAAACACAAAAAAGCTACTGAAAAACTATTTATTTACCAGTCTTAATTGGCTTTAACGGAGAATTTATGAAAACAGAAAATAACATCGGGCTATCTAACCCGTTTAACTACACGGGCAGTAAGCATCGCTATTTAAAAGATCTATTTGAAATATTACCAAAAGAAGCTGATTTAACAGTTTGCGATCCATTCTTTGGCGGCGGCGATCTATCAATGCACCTGCCCGCGTCCTGGGCCGTTGATGCGAGCGATATGTGCGAGCAGTTAATTGAGATGCACGTTGCAATGCAGTCCGGGGTAATTGCAGTAGACTCTGTTGATAATGTAATTTCAGAAAACGATCTCAGTAAAGCTGGTAAAGATGAATACTATGCGTTTAGAGATAAATACAACGCAAATAAAGATCCGCTGTCGCTGTATGCGCTGTTGTGCCACGGATTTAGTAACTATCTGCGCTTTAACAACAATGGTAATTTTCACACGAGCCACGGAGCCAGGACGTTTAATCGATCATTGAAAAATAAATTAATTGATTATCAAAACAGGCTGAAAGATCGAGACGTTGAATTTTACTGCAAAAGTGCTTTTGATATTAACTTTAAACTGTACGACATCACATTAATCGATCCTCCATATCTAAATGCAATTGCAACATACAACGAAAAGAACGGATGGAACGCAGATTTAGAAAACATGCTGCACGACAAAATAAAGTCAGAGTGTAATAAATTTGTTTATTTCGGGCAGACTGTTAGTAACGGAATCGAAAACGAATTGCTGATTGAATTTGCTAAAAATTACAACGTTAAAATATTAAAAACAACAACAGAAAACTGTTCTAGCACAAAAAAGAAAAAAGGCGAAACTGTAGAAGTGATGATTTGGAATTAATTAAGCAATAACATAACTGAATAGAGAATCTAAAATGATTAAAGTAAACGATAAAGTAAAAGTTACCAACGAGGGCGCAACATGCGACAGACATGAAAGAGCGGCCAAATTACTAGGCGCGACAAGATTTTACTCGCGCGGAATGGCGTCAAATGGAGATGAAGGCTTTGTAAAAAATGTAATGCAAAAGCCCAATTTTCCTTCTAGTGTTTTGTGCCTATTCGAGCGCAACGACGGTCAGCAATTCGTAATTGGCATGGAAGGGCTTGAGGTTATTGCCAAAAACAAACCAACCCACAAAACAGCATCTAACTACCTGCGAGAATGCGCCACAGTGCAAGCGGAGCGAGGCAAGCAATACGATAGCAGCGGAAGCGGTGAGCGCTCTTTTGCAGCAGCAGCAGCTGCGTTTAACGCTATAACTGGACGTGACTTGAAAGGTTCGGATATCTGTTTGCTGCTGCAAATATTAAAAGACGTCCGGCAGTACAGTGATCCATCGCGATTGCATGAAGATTCGCTCTTAGACAAGGTCAGTTACGCAAGCCTTCACGCAGAAGAAATAAACCGCGAGTTTCTTAAATAAAAATAAAGGCGATGGGCAATGAAAACAATAAACACAGCAAACATTAAAACGTCAGCACTGGCAAAAGAATTGGGCGCAAAATCGCTAAAAGAAGTCGCTGAATTTTACGATTGCACTACAAGCCATTTGCGCAACATGCATAAACGAAACAGCCCTGCTTTTTGCGCTATGATTATCGGCTATCTGCACGTAAAACGCGACCAAGATCACGTTTTACATCAAAATAGTTAACATTGTTTGCATTTATCCTTGTTTTATACAACCAAAGTGCTATTGTTGGCGCATGGAAACGGAATAAGCCGCTACCAAAAACTAAGAGAGAATATTATGCAAATTACAAATAAAAACCTTAGCAATCTAAATGCAGAGTTAATTGATGAGCTTCAATCAACAATCGACGAAATTGGCTACACAAAAACAATTAACATTTGCAAAAAATGTGATCGACCATCTCTTGCTGAGTTTGTTTATGCCATGTATTTAAACTATTTTTACCGAGCAACAATTTCATAAAGCCATAACTTGGTTATGGCTAACAGGGTAGATCTCATGAATAAAATCAATGTTTACGTGGTGCTTGAAGAAGCGAACGAATCAAATGGCAAAGAGTGCGACACTTGGGGCGTAGTGCGTCAGGATAACAAGCAGTGGCTCATGTACGGCGATCTTGAGGGTGTGGAGCAGTGGCTAAAAGATAACAGTGACACGCATACTGAAATTAAAGCGTAGGGGTGATTATGTATTTAAAAATCAGCGAAGTCCGAGTAAGATTTGAAAAAACAGCAATCAAGCACGGCTCAGTTAACAAAGACAAATACGGAAAATACGAGTCGGAAATTGTAGCTCGCATGTGGTCCGGGTATTTTTCAGCTGCAATCGATCTTGGGGTTATTGACCCTGCGGTATTTTGCACTAAACCATAATTAAATAGGAGGTTTTGGTGAATAAAAAACAGCAGAGAAAACTAATTTACGAAAAATCAGGTGGGTTATGTTGGTACTGCGGTTGCGACTTGTCTAATAAAAAATGGCACGCAGATCACTTCTATCCTGTTTTGAGACACCCTGAAACAGGAAAATTTAAATATCCCAAAATGGATGTTGTTGAAAATTTAGTTCCGAGTTGCGCACCATGCAATAATTTTAAATTGGCTTCATCAGTGGAAGGGTTTCGCTGGAAAGTTAATGAGCAGTTTGAAAACACACTAAAAACCAGTGTTGGACTCCGTCAATTGCTAAGGCTTGGGCTTGTAGAATTCAAAATAGAAAACCAGATCTTATTTTGGTTCGAAAAGCAATGCATTGAAATGCCAAAAAAATCAAAATTACTTGGAATTGACTACAGAGCAGAGATTGTTGAATGGCATTATGACAATGTTGAATCATGCTTTTGCTGTGACATAAAAGCAGGGTACACATTAACAATTAGATTAATAAAAAACACGTATCTTGTAATACTAACAGACTGCGAGTGGGGGAAAAATAGAACAGAGTTTGAGTATCAGGGTATTGAAAATATAAAACTTTTTGCTGTTGATTGGGCATTGCAACTAATAGATAAATCATAGTCAATTGTATTTATGTCAACAATAAAATAAACAGTGGAGATTAAAATGATTACAGTAAAACACGTGCGTGAAAGTGGTGTTGTGTTTGTGAGTGGTGATGTTTGTCGCGATGAAGTCGGAGACGAATACGCAAATGATTTGGCGCGCCGCGCAAATTCAGGAGACAATGATTGGGACGATGACGAAATGATTTCATTCGCTGAGCGAGATAACACCTCCGGCGCAATGCCATGTTGTGACGCTTTGATTGTAGACGTCATTATGGAAGATGGCGAAACCTCGACTGGGCGCGCGGATACTTACGATTGGGTAATCGTGAATATGTGTTGGAGTATAATCACATGGAAACCATCAATGAAAAATTGGAAGGCGCAAGATGTAGAGTTAGACACAAAAGCGCGATTGCTCGGCTACATGGAAAATCTTGAAATAGCAATGGCTAACATTAAAAAAGAAATTGAGGCAATGAAATAATATACGCAAGAATTTAATCCATTAACTGATAACTATTGAGTGCTATTTATGCCATTTAAAATGAAATGCTTCAATTATGAAACCGGATTTAGCTGCAATGTAAATGTGTCATCACTTAATGAATTGGCATTTAAACGAGCATACAAACGCGCTATTGCTAAAGAAAATCCAATTGGTGCTATTGGAAACATAAGGAGCCAGGAGAGGCCAAATCAGCCTGGATTGCTTGATGGGAAGAGTTTTATTTTGCAATCATACGGAGCCGATATTTACAGTGATGATGCTAAATTATTATTTACGTTTAGATAAGTGGGGTTTTATGAAAATTACTATAGGAATCGATCCAGATTCAAAGGCTCATGGATTCGCAGTTTATGAAGATTGGCGGCTGGTTCATTTATCATGCAAGACACTTTTAGAAATAAAAGATTTTATAGAAAATCAATACTCTACAAATGATTATTCTTTATTTGAAGCGCATATTGAAGATGTGAATGCAGTTAGTGCAGCATTCACGGGAAGAGATAAAGCGGGTAATCTCAGTGTAAAACTAAAGATGGCTCAGCACATAGGCAAGTGCAAACAAGCGCAGATAGAATTGGAAAGATTATTTGATTATTTTGGCATTAAAATAGTACATCACAAAATATCAAAGCAATGGAAAAGCGCAGAATCTGGCAAGAATATATTTGAACAATTGACAGGATGGAGCGGAAGGAGTAACGAAGATACGCGATCCGCTGCTTATTTTGGATATTTAGGATCTAGATAGTCAAAAACACAGAAGAATATGCGCGGGTTAGATAATCTTAACCCGCGCTTTTAGGTGGTTAGTGCTGAAGTTGAGTAAATCACGCTGCCTAACTGTAAGATTTTAGCTTGTCGTGGTGTTATTATATGTTTTTAGTTATGTAATAACGGGGTTCTTTACTAACCAGTATCTGTTGTATTCATCACAAAACAGGTCTACGCTATCACCTGTGTTATGCAGCTTTATTGTTCTAGTGCTCGTGTCTTGGTATGCAGAGGGTAGTATCAGTGCACCAGTAGCGTCAGTAAAGATTGTTAGCGTGCCTCCGGTTGCGTTCTCAAATCTGATGATATTACCCTTAATTGAATCAACAAGGGCTGTCGAGAGTCTAACTGTAGATTCTCCAACATAGCCGTAATTAGATATTATAGACCCAAGCTCAAATCCGGCATTAGAATCTTGATTTATACTAGTAAACCGTCTTCTATACTTAGTAAATTCAGTTGATAACGCCACATGTGGGGCTAGGTCTACAATTTTTATATGGTCATCCAACTTTAACATATCCTGATTGCTCAGCGCGACGCTACTGAACCCTGCCGTACCGTCTTTTATAAATTTAAATATTTGCTGTATGTATACTGAGTCTTTGCAGTGTATGTTATGAACGGTTAGGCCTCCAACTGTGGTTTCATCCGTTGTGTTCCATATCTTTATTAGCGATGAGGCGGCATACAGATTGCTAGTTGAATTATCTGGATTTACATTGTTACAAATTGGTGAGTCGATTTCAACATCTACACCTGTCGCGCTCCAATCTAAAAATTCTAAAAACGTCCATGCTGGTGCGTCTAAAACTGGGCCCTTTATGACAATTTTACCCTTTACGCTGTCCGGGCAGTGATGGATTCTCAAACCAAAGCCGCTGCCACTCAGGGTAGGCGAGTCTAGTAAAATATCTAATGGCTCTGATAATGATGAGCTTTTATAAAGCGCAACTTCAAACCCCTTCTGAGCATTGCCCCTTAAATCAGGTGAGTAAATTTTAATACCCCTCAACAATGCAGACGTTGAATTTGGTTCAATGTCGATACCCGACATCGGAAAGGTCCCACCAGCAGCGCCCTTACCTGTGAATGAGTATTTACCGCCACTTACAGTTATACCATCTACGTTTGTTATTGAAAGGCCTTGCCTTCTGGAGTACAGTGATGAGCAGTTATTTAATTCAATATCGACCGGTGCAGAAGTGAATTCTGCGGGAGTCCCTACATAAAACCCGTCCCCACCTGCGTCTGTGGTTCTGAGGTTATTTATTACAATCCCCTTGGCCGAATCTCCAACTCTTACACAATGCCTCTGCTCCCCCTCAGTATAGTTTGCGTTATGATTTATTAAAGCACCGTTAGCGTGTATTATTACATTTTCTGTAAACGACAGGTCAAGCGTAATTTCATTGCTGGTCAAGTTTCCAGCGTCCAGAAACTCAGTTTCAGCTGTTAGCGTAACAACACTATTAGAGTTAAACTGAAACGCACCACAGATAACCAGTCCAGAAGCCGTCTTAGTAGGGGCTTCTGACGAAGCCCATTCGGCAACCTCGGTGGTATAGTCAATACCATCCCCGTAACTATCAATCCACCCAAGAAGGTCTCCCATCACTCTTAATGCTGTTTTCTGTGGTGTAAGCGTTTCGTAACTCCCCCCACTAGTATTCAGTACGTCATTCACAACACTAACAATAGTTTCCCCTGCGCCCACAGTCGAGGGCACGGAGTAGGTTAGCTGCTGGTCTGCTGCGTATATAAATTGTATGTTGTCCAGTGGGGTTGTGGTGTCCGTGCTGTAGAGTACGGATTCTTTTGGTACGTTTAGCGATAATGCGATAGCTTGCCGTTTTGATACGTTAGACCACGGAGCAAGATTTATATCGTCCGCTGCTGTTGGATATGTTGCAGTGCTGGTTGTGTATGGGGTATTAACAGATTCTTTTAGTCTAAACAAGCCGCTTTCGCTAACGTAGTCATTGTGACTATTAAATGTTATTCCGTTTGCATAAGCTCCGAGTGGATTGCCGTTTGCGCTATTTGCATCGCTCGCGGCCTGAGCGGCACTTGCTGCAGCTGCGTCCTTATATCCACTGACCGTGATTTTATCAGCGGCAACTATTAATTTGTCATCATTTACAGTTGTTGCGACATCGTTCATCTCGCCGCCAACATCATTAGCAGCAGCCGCTTGTGCATTGGCTGCTGCTTGGTTTGTTGCGATAAATGTTAGTTGCTCTTCTGCGTCGCTGTCAAAAGTAGCTGGATTAGACCGCAACGCGATAGGCCCGTCATATACAAGTTGTGCTGGTATTACCGTTGTTATAGCCATATTATACAAATCCTCTGATTGTGATTGGCACAGTGCAAATCACTGGCTCGATGTTTATTTCTGATTCTCTTTTTATACCGTAAACCGCAGTGTAATCATTTTCATTTGTATCGCCGCCGACATAAACAGCCGGGATTCCGCGCAGATTCTCCAGCGCTGCTGCAACATAGTTTAAATTCGATTCGTTAAATGTCACGCCAAAATTTACTAACTTGGCACTTGGTCGCTTAACTATATTTAGATTGCCAAAGCTGTCCTCGTTCCAAACGTCAAAATTCAACTCTTTTACAGATGTGCCATTATAATCTGTTTGCCCGATTTTATAAACGTAACCGATAGCGACAGAACCAACACCTATTTCGCCACTGCCAGTAAACGTGATTTTAGTTGTTGCGGATTTATACGGCGGTAAATCCGCTACGACAAAGCCAGTTTTTTGTAAAATTGGCGAGAAGAAATAAGTTCCCCACGATACGACGCCTGCGTTATCAAACATATCGAGATCACGACTATAAACTACGCCATAAACTGGATCTGTCATTGTTATATTTACAGAAGATGCTCCGGTGACGTTAAAAACAGCCGCTCCCCCGATTACTTCTCCCGGCTCTATCTCAACAACCTGCGTTAAATCGCTGATAGATTGCGTTGAGTTTACTACGTCAAATGCAGCGTATTTGTTTGTAGCGCTAACTTTAATCCATGTTGGGATGTCTTTAGCCGCTCCGACTGCTGGATCGTCTCTGTTATTAGTCACTGCCTCATATTTTTTGTGAGTAGATGTTCTAATTGCAGTTTCGCCCACGAGATATGATCTCCTGATTTTTAAAACGGTCCCAGTGTCGCCAACGCAATAAATATTTCCGTCGTTTGCAAGATCTGATGCGTAAAGCAGCCCATTGTAAGATCCGAAGGTGCTCACCGCTTGTATAGCAATATCTATTTTTAAAATCGGGTTTGTTTTCCCAACGCAGTAAATATTACCGTCTAAACCTAACTTTGCTGATCTGTACTGGTTTGAAAAAGCCCCAAAGTTACTGACCGTTTGTGCTGCAATGTTTATTTTTAAAACGGTCCCTGCGTCTCCAACGCAATAAATATTTCCGTCGTTTGCAAGATCTGATGCGTCATAAAAACCATAAAAAGCACCGAATGTACTCACAGTTTGTGCTGCAATGTTTATTTTTAAAACGGTCCCTGTGTCGCCAACGCAGTAAATATTTCCGTCGTTTGCAAGATCTGATGCCCGGTAAATCCCAGTATAAGATCCGAATGTACTCACAGTTTGCGCTGCAATGTTTATTTTTAAAACGGTCCCTGTGTCGCCAACACAGTAAATATTTCCGTCACCGCCTGATTTTGCAGTGTTGTAAATCCCAGTATAAGATCCTAAGGTGCTCACAGTTTGTGCTGCAATGTTTATTTTTAAAACGGTCCCTGTGTCGCCAACGCAGTAAATATTTCCGTCGTTTGCAAGATCTGATGCGTAATGGTCTCCAGTGTAAGCACCGAATAAATCCAAAACACCGGGGTCGATCCACTCAGATTCACCCATCGACAAATCAGGCTCAGCAATAGTCGAGGAGATTAGAGTTGTATCATTTATTAATGATGGTTTTATGGCTATCATGCTCTAATCTCCACGCCGCCGATCTCCACTCTTGCCAGAGAATCTGCGCTGTTTTTAGTGTTTAATGCTGTTTGTTTTTGATATGCGTTAGATGCTGCCATCTCTGCGCGCAAAAGTTTAATTTCGTCCATCATTATAACATTGTCTGATTTAACTGTCTGCGCCGGCACGTAGTTGTTGTTAATGCTCGCTAATAGCTCAGTTTGTTTCTGCGCCTCTGTTAGCGTCATTTCTTCAACTGTCGCCTGCTTGCCAGTTAGGTTTGCCAGCTCTAACATTCTATTAGCAACTTCTGCTTGTGCAACATTAAAATCGGCAAGACTGCTAAATGACGATTGGTCTAGTTTAAACCCAGATGTATCGAGATTCAAAGCTTTGCTAAAGTCGCCCATGCGAGCAGCTGATAAAGCCGCATTTAGCGAGTTGCTGGCAGATTCAGCGGTTATCCCGTAAATGCTTTTTACAGCGCTGCGCAGTGAATCGGATACAGATTGCAGAGAGTCGTTAAATGCGTCCAGCTCATCATCTGCTTCTTTCAATAAATCATAGTATGTACTTGCTACATCTTGCGAGTTTAACAGCGCCGCAATTTGCTCCTGGCCAGCTGCTGTGGTTCCGTTGAGCGACTCCATTAGCGCCCAAAACCCCTCTGCAGTTGACGGCACAACTAGCCCAACGCTGTTTAATGATTCCGTTAGCGCGTCACTGGCAATGCTCAGCTTGACGCTATCCGGGGCGAATCCATCAACAAACGAAGATATTTTTTCAGCAAATGATTCTAGTCCACCAGTTAGCGTTGATAAATTATCTGCAATCTCTGCATAAAGTTTTGGATTTGCCAATTTATCGCCAAGCTCAATACCAAGATTTTTAACTGAAAATTCAGCAATGGCTACTTGTGTAGCAATGCGCGATAGAGTTTCTCCTATGCCCTCGCCCGTCTGCTGAAAATCTTTAACAAACGGAATGACTGATCCAGCTAAATTATCAAATATTGTGCTAAACACTGCTTCAATTTCTGCTTGCTGATCTTCAACGCTCAAATCTTTAAGTGATATTGTAATTGTCTCAATCTTAAAGTTGTTAATCGCATCTTCAAGCGCCGCGCCACCCATACCCAACGCTATACCGCCCTCGTAAACGGAATCTGCAAGAGATTCAAAGACGAGGCTAAATTGCTTACTAGCATCATCAAGAGCCGACATCTCAGTTTTACGTTTCGTGCTGCTCCATCTGTATTTTTTATATTTCGTCTCCTGGAATGCAAAAACAGAAGCGCCCTCGACCATTTCTGAAAGAGTGCCGCCTAAGATTTTTATACCGCTATCAACAACGCTTGATTTACCGCCTAGTAATTTGCCAATGTAGTTGGGGATGAAGTTAAGCATGTCCATAAGCCCCCCAATCACCGGGATATTTTTGGTAAAGTCCATGCCAATCTGCGCATAAACGTTTTCTATCTCCCCGGCGTCAAATGTAAATTCTGCACTTTTAGTATCACGAAAAACAAGGCCGGCGGCCGCAGATATTCCGGCCTGCATAGATTGCAGGGCTTTGAGCATGTTGGTGTTTATGCCAACTAGCTTTTCTGTTGCGCTCGCTGTCATATCAATAGCATTGGCAATCGATTCTGATTTTTCCCCCCAGGAGTTCAGCCCTTGCGCTTCTTGATTCGCTTTGGATTCATCATCAAACCCACCGCCAATGCCACCAACAGCGACACCCAAAGACGACACCAATGCGGCCATCGCTGTCATGCGCCCGAACGCCGAATATGGATCGCCTTTACCCTGGGTTAATATCGCACCAACACCCGCGATAAGGTTAAGCGCTGCCATAGCTACAGCCATCTGCTTAGCTTCTTTGGAGCCAGATTCAAACATGCCCGACATTGCGCTTGCGGCTTCATTTGCGCCCTTTATCATTTGGTCAAAGGGATTTGCGACATCTTTACCGAGGTCATTTATCGCATTGCGTTCTTCTTGAATTGCCCTGATTCTATTTTCTATCTCTGTTATCTGATCGCCAGTCATGCCCTGGTCTATTGCCCTCATTACTGCTGCATGAACCTCGTAATCATCAGCTGTTAATTGTTGCTGTAATGACAATTCCTCGAGAGATTCAATTGTTTCATCAAAATCAGTAATTGTTTTTAATTTTAAATAAGCTTCTGCCTGCTTTTGTATCTCCGCTGCGATATTATCCGTGTCATTGTTTGCTAATGACTGTTGAGCTTGTTTAAATAAAAACAGTTGCTCTGTAGTCATCCCGAGCTGTGATTGCATGTCTTTTAAAGACAGTATCTGCTTATTATTTGCGATTGTAGGAATGTCATCTGCTGCAAGACTCGCAATTTCAGATTTTAGCGATGCAATTGCCATCTTTGTTTTATCTGTGCTTTCAATAGTCCCGGCTGATACTGCGTCTATGACCGTTTTTAATTTGCCCTGTAATTTTTGTAGCGGAGTTTCAAAACCCTCGATTGCAGTTTTTAATTTAAGGAACTCTTCTGTCATTTTTTCTGGCGCGGCAGATTCTAAGCCGCTTATCCATTCGATCGATTTCATTCCAGCGTCAAACATTTCATTTAATAGTTTATTTGTCGATTCCGTTTTCGAATCCATTTCAGAAATTAGCTTATTAATCTCCTCGAGCCTGTCTGTTAATCCAGCACGATACTCTGGCGATTGTGTTGATTGAGCGCCGAACGCATTTAGTTTTTTCTCTATCTCGTAGCGTTCAAGTAGTGCAGACATTGCAACCTCATTCGATTTCACTAAAATGTTATCAAGCTCTGCTGCTGTTTTGTCTTTGTAAGCCGATTCTAAGTCTCTGACCGCTTTTTCTTGCTTGCCAATAGAGGTTTCAAGATCATCAGAAGCGCTTTTAGTAGAAACAAACATAGCAGCAGCAGCGCCCAAAGCTGTTAAAAGCAAGCCCCAAGGGCCCATCGCAAAACGTATGGCGACGCCGAAAAGTGTTGTGGCTCTCGTCGCTACACCAGTTGCTAGCGCTAAACTACCAATAGCCGCCGCGCTGCCTGCTTGCGTCCGACTAGCAAGCAAGGTCGCAGCTGACAATTGAGACTCTGCAACAGTAAGCTGCTTTGTTATTGACAAGTTAGCAAGCCTGATTTCTGACATTCTAGCAAGAGATGCAAGACGCCCTTTTTGCGATATTTGAGCAGCTAATCGAGATCTTTCTAGTGCAGTTTCGGCATCTAGTTCAATTAATGCAAATCTAGTGCTTACCACGCGTGACTCTGCAAGTGCAACTTCAGACGCCGCCATCACTGCTGCGCTGTTTGCTGCTGATACAGCGATAGTTGCGCGGGCAATTCCAGCCGCACGGGCTGCGTCAACTGCTTTCAAATCAGCAGTTATTTGCATTACCGTTGCTGCGGTTGATTTAGCGAGAGCAAAAACAAGCCCCACACCGATCACTGTCGCGCCTGCTTTAGCAGCGGTGACTAATGCAGATATATTTTCACTCAGTCGCTCTATTGTTTCACCGACTGAGTTTGCTGCAGAGTTTATCAGCTCTGAGTTCCCCACGTATTCTAGCGCGTTTGTTTTTGCGGCCTGCGCGCTTTGCGCGAAAGTCTTCTCAGTTTGATCTGCTAGTTTTTGCGCTTCTTTACTATACGATTCGAGAGAATCAATTAAAATTTGTGAAGTTATTCCTCCCGTCGCTGCAAACTCTCTCAACTCTCCTCGCGTCATCATTAATTTTGCGGCAAGTGCATCCATTATTTTTGGCGCGCCCTCAGCTACAGAGTTAAACTCGTCACCTCGCAAAGCGCCTGCTGCAAGCCCTTGGTTAAGCTGCCTGATTGCCCCATTGACTTCTGAAATAGGTTTACCACCGGACACAAAAAGATTATTTAACGTTGTGGTTACGCCGATCATCCTTTTCTGGCTTATATCGAGTCCTTTTGTTCCCCTGGTTAATTCAGCGTAAAGCTGTACAGTGTTTGTTAATTCTGATCGTGTATCTCTAGAAACAGCTAATAATGTTGTTCTAGCTGCTATTAACTCGCTCTCTGAATCCGTAACTTGCCTGAGCTGACTACTAAGCCCTTTCCACTCGTCTGAGTACGTGACCAGCTCACCTCCTAACTTAGCAAGGCCGATGCCAGCAAGCGCAGTTGACACCATGCCAATCATGCCCGACATACTGCCAAATGATTTATTCATCTCTCCCACGCTCGTGGTCATGCGCTTTTCTGTGCGCTCACCAGTTGCTGCGTAGCTTGTTAATGCGCGCTCTCCTCTGTGTAATCCTCCCGTATTAACCGAGAATCCCAATGTAGCGATGTCGTCAGCCATAATTATCCACCTTTTAATTAATTAATTGTTTAAATTATACACCAAATAAAAATGCAATCATAAAACTGTGAACGGTGTCACAGAAATTAATTGTTATAATCATATGATATGGTTTTAATTAATTGGGAGGCGCTAGTGAGTAATCACGTTATTGAGTGGAGGTATTTAATATCAAAAGTTGTTATGAATAGACGCAGAAGCAAAAGAAACTTTATAAGCAAGTTAGACTGCGTTTTCTTTGAAGAAGCAAAGGTATGTGAGAAAAAGTGCTTAGCTTACAGATTATTGGTCTTGTCTGTTGCAATTACAAATATCAAAAATCGCATTATAAAAACCATTAAATAGTTATCACTTAACAGATTAAAGCCCCAAATATCGGGGGCTTTTTATTATGCAAAGAAGGCATCAAAATTTGCTTCGATACGTTCAGCAGTTTCTTTCTTGCACTTGCCTAATCGATAAGGAGCTGGGAAAGATTTACTAGCTGTTGCGCGAGAATGTATATTGCAATACTCTACTGACATTTTATAGATAATCTCAGATTCCCAACTATCTAAAGCATATCCTGATGTTTTAGCAAAAGCGCCAATCTCTTGCCACGAAAGGGGAATTATACCCATCTCTACACGGCTAAAACAGCCAGTCAATGTAAATGCCTCGCTAAGATACTCGTTAGCATCGGGAAGCCGTTTTGCTGGGTGCCCGTCTGCTAGTTTTTCGATTCTGCTTTTTGTTACTTTTTCATTTGCTGTGGATTTTGGCGCGCTACGAAGCCACGCCAATTGGCCGGCAAATAATATTAACTCGTCAGTTATTTGCCGAAAAAAACTTTACCTTTTTTAACCTCTGCAACGTACTGCTCTTTTATCCAGGCAAAGCGCTCATCAGATAATAGCTCAATCATTTTTTCAGGCGTGCACTTTATTTTGGCACCGTCCATTGTAATGTTGCATGATGTAATAGCCTGCGCCAATAACTCAAGTTCATTTAGCTCATTGCCGTTAACTGCATCGTTAAACTCGTCAAAGCTCATATCTTCAACGACCAAATCTTTGTTGCGCTTGTGAGCTAAGAATCCAATTTTACGCGCGATTTCTTTATATTTCGCGGTGTGTGTGCCGATAACCGTAAGTGAAAACGGTTTTTTGTTATCGTCTAGTAAAACTTTACCGGTGACCGGGTGCTTTAATTCTATCGTGCCCTCGCCAGTTGCAAAAAGTGTTGATAAATCCATAATATTCATGCCTTATATTATTACATCCAAAAAAAGATTCGGTGGCAAGCGGATGATTCTTGCCGGGCAATTCTGCCTTTTACCGAGTGTTTATTGTACCACCCATTTAAATTAAGCGGCAACTTTTAAAATATCAGATTGCGGTATTAGCTTGGCCGTTCCTGTTTCAAAATCATCCGCGCTTGACGCATCTGTAATATCAGCAACCTGAGCTGTATAATACGCAGCATCGCCATTTTGGCGCGTCAGCTTTATTGTATAAACATCATTGGTTTTAGATGCTGCCAGTAGTGCGATTTGTCCTGCGTCAGAGCCATCCAAAACCAAGGAAACGTCAATTTGGCTTCGTGTGTATGATGTCTTTTTTTCAAGAGTTACGCCGGAATCGATAATTGTTGCTGACGCTATGTTAAATGTATATCCCATGACGCCAGGATCTGTAACCCCGTTAATTTTCACAACGGCAACCGCCTCAAAACCCGCTTCGTCTTCAGTAGCTGGAGCGGGACCGATTGACATAAACGACCCGGTTGTTGTTTGATATCCCATATTTAAATCCTCTTTTAAAGTTTAATGTTCGATCACATGATCGCGGTTAGTTTATCACATCAAACGTTATGCTCAATGCGTGTAAAAGATGTGTCTCGTTATATTCCAATGGTTTTATAGATGATGATTTTACGCGCAAAGATTGTCCATTGCTAGTTAGCACAGTGCCCCGGCTAAATGCGGTTTGAAATACTCCTGCGATTAACAGCCCGTCGTATTTGCAAGATATTGATGATCTAGGAGTATTAACGTCTATTTGATAAATCCCTACCATGTAAAATTTAGATTCGTTATCTAGCGACATCGGCGCGTCTTTGCCGTATATCACGTGCTCTTCAATATAAGATGCATTAACATCAGGAGTATATTGTTTACCCTCTGCAACCAGGTTGTAACTGTTATCTGTCGCAACTTCTTTGGACCTGGTAGCTAGCGCACGCGCGACATCGTATTTATTTATCATCGTATTTTTCTCGCTACTTCGCTAACTATACTCGGCCACTCTGCCGCTGTTAATCTAATCATGCCGTTTGGCGCTTGTTCGGAGTGACCGTATTCAAGCGGCACAGCATAAGGCGATAGGCTAACAAAAGATATAGAATCCCCTGCCTTGATTCTAAGGCTTTTATCTACTGCTTCGTCTAGACTTCTTTGCCCTGATTTATCCGCTTTATCAGTTGTTCGCGTTGTAATGCCGTTTATTTCAGTAAAAAAGCTGTTTTTGAAAACGCCTTTATCGACTGGCGCTTTAAACAGTACACTTTGAGTTGCAGATATAAAAGATTCTCGCGCTGTTTTGTTAAGCCGCTCAGTGTTTCTTGCTGCGATTCTTGCCCACTGTGTTACTGCCATTTATATTTTACGCTCTCAAGTGCAGCCGAGTAAAAACGTTAATGTTTTCACCTGAGGTTAATTGTTTAACCCCTCTCACAACATAGTTTACGCTGTTTATCGCAATCTGCATATCAATAGCCGGGGTTCCGTCGCTATGAAAATACACATAGCCATCACCGAATTTTATGTTTTCACCGTCAATATCTGCCGTTTTAAATGAAAGAATCGGGGTGGATATGCCAAATATTTCCACATCCGGAGTATTGTCGGTTGGTTCACCCCACTCGTCAAGATCTCCGGCTATTCCTGGTATGAAAACTACTGCCGCAAAGCCAAACTCTGAAATTATATCTAGTGCGTCTAGCCTTGCTTGCTCGTAATCAAAGCTCATTACACGACCCTCAGATACACGCCGCCGGAGCCAACGGCTAGATAGGGCTTCAACAGCGCGTCAATTGTGGATGTGTCGTATTTCGTTCTAATACGTGACCCGTCAGAAAACGTAGTTTCTTTCTCTAACGTGTCCAGTTTTGTTTTTAAGCTGAGTATTTCGCCGTTGGCATTCTGCGCATTAGCATCGACAAACAAAAATCCTTTAAGATGCAATATAGCTGCCTCAGCGTTAGCTTGCATAATATCCTTGCTCGCGTCTGCGTAAGTTACTAAATCGGTGTAGAGCTTCATTGCTTGCGTGTTTGACACCTTTGCGCCTTTGAAATCGTGAAGTCGGTCAATAAATTTATTTGCAGAAATATAGATAGCCGCTTTCTTTTGCTCGTCTGTTTGAGTTAATGTTTCGCCGTTAAGCTCTGCGTGTGCATCTAAGAAAGATAGGTCACAGTAGCAGTTTGCATCAGCTAGCCCATTCCCGTTTTCTACAGTTAGTGTAATTGCCATGTGTAAATCCTAATCGTTGTCGGGCAAATCTAGCTCGCCCTCGTACCAAGATAAGTAGCTTGTGACGGCTTGGTCTGCTGGATCTAATGACAAAATCTTAAGCAAATACGCCGTGTTGGGTTTTAATATGCGCTCGCCACCAGCCACAGATCCAGTGCTTCCTCTGCTTTGGTTTGAACTTGAGCCTATGATATTATTTGGCGCGAACTTCAAAACCCCATCAGATGTTACAGATGAACCTACTAGTATTTTTGATAAGCCTTCTTTTGGATTTATTGCAGATGCATTTTGATATGCGGTGTCAACTCCTCCGGTATAAGTAGGCCCTTCAAATATTGAAGCAATTACCCCAAGCCCGTCAAACGCTAAGTTTCTGCCCTTTAATATAACCGGCAGATCTCCAGTTAGAAATATAGTGTTATTAACTCCGCTACCGGCTAGCTCTGGTATGTATGTTGACCCCTCATGCTGACTACCGTTTTTTGAGTTGGCCTCAGTAGAGCTTTGCACTACAAAAGCCACAATTCCCTTGGTCATTTTTCCAAGCCACACAATTAAAAAATCTGCTAGAGTCATGATCAACACCCTTAGTTTAGCGCCGCATTGCACGGCGCTATATTAGCTATTTAGCCGATTTCTTAATCGGCTTTTCTTGCTCTTGGCTTATTCCGTTGCACTTCAAAAGCACATCTGATAAAGCCTTGTCGGTAGTTTCAAGCTTTCCTGCTTTGATGGTTACGATCTTACCGTCGATCATAACCATCTTATCAGCAGTTACGTTTAAAACCATTATGCGATATTAGTTAAGCGAGCAAAGTGCGTTTTACTGTCGCGGATTTCCATAGCAAAGTCGCCGATAATGCGGGCAACCTGACCATCTTGACCAGGTTGTGTTGCGTCAAGTGTGCGCCATGCGCCGCCAGCAGTCGCGTTCCCGTTTGCCATCGGCACAATCTTCATGCGCATAGAATCAACAAGATAAAGCTCATCATCCGCCATATTTGTATCAATCACGATAGTAGACGCGCCGCCAATCTGAGGCAAGTCAGACGGCAAGCGAACCAATCCACCCTGATCTGACACAAAGTCACCTAGGCGCTGTGAACCGTACTGAGCGTTTACAAGCGCTTGTAATGCGCGGGCCTGTTTGATGCCAACAACTAAAGAATCAACATTGCCACCACGAGATTTAATCTCAGCTTGCAGAGCATTGATAGCTGTTAGCGATAGAGCCGCAGCAGAATGATCCACAGATAACGCGCCCGCTTGATCTAAAAAATAGCCTAAGCCGCCGGTGTATGTTACTTTTTTGCCGCCAATTGTTAACGCCATTTTACGTCCGCGCACCAAAGTTTTGTTCATTTGAATAGCAAGTTGACGAATGCGTTCATTCACCTGAAATGACAAATCATTAGTGTTGCCGTGTTGCAGCGTAGCAAGTGCGCGGCGTGACATTTCAACGGCTGTGTCCATTGTCTGAAAATAGTTTTCAACGTCAGTCGGTTGATAGATGCCGTCAGTGGTTGTGGTTGAGTTTTCTTCACGCGCTGTTGAGTCGATAGAGATTGCTGTTGCATCTGCGATATCAGCAGCAGTTGAGCCACCTTGACCACGCAACACAGTTAAATCATTGTCACTTACAGCAGTGACTACAATATATTCACCACCAACATATAAGAGCATGTTAGCACGAGCAAATGAGCCGTCAGTAACGGTCAGTGTTGTTGCTGCGGCTAATGCTGCGCCGTTTAGCGTCAACGTGTCAGCGCCAACCGACATATCAAGCCATGTAATTTTTTCACCCGCTTCTGGGCGAACTGGCGTGCCGAAACTAGCTAATGCTAACAGGCCGTTAATGTCTGGTCGTACAATATCAAATTGCTCTTGCACAACGTCGGAGTTTAAAGCGGCTGCTAGCGAGCCGGATACGATTTCAGTCATAATTTAGTGCCTTATTTATTAAAATGCTCGTTAAG